CTTTGCGCGTCTTCTACATCACATGGCAGTTTCGAAACTGTCCACAATTATGTGCCCCATCCGGGGAGTGTGTAGAGGTGAGTATCCCGTGAAGGGATCGGGAAGCATTCATTATTGTTACACATCACTGTCTGAAAGGAGAAATCTATGACCAGAAACCGTAGTCGGACTCTTCGGAGCCCCGATTTTGGTGACGCCATCGCCCGACATTATGATGAGGACGGAGACTTAGTGTCTTCCGACTCTTACAACATTTTGTTGGACCATGCGACCGAGAGTATGACCGACGTTAATTCGCCAGGCTACTCCAGGAAGCAAAACGATGGTGAGGTTGTGATTAATCCAGTGACACATGTTAAACACTCGAACTACGTACTAGGCGAGGGTTCTTACCATTGGACCCGAACTAACGGCCATACCTATAAATGGGATGGTCCAGGACTTACATCTATGCAAGTCCTAGTACAACCTTCATACATGGTACCGATCCAACAGGATCCAGTACCTTCATATGATATGGAGGCTGCCTGCAAGCTACAAGCTTTAGGTAATGTAGATCGATCGCCCTACTCGTTCGCTGAAGATCTGGCTGAGATGAGGAAAACTATTCTCTTTATGAGAAATCCTCTAGGTGCGCTCAAGAAGCTGTCAAAAGCTTTTAATGAACGTTCCGATTTCATCCAGAAATCATTCCGATACAAGAAACGCGCTGATGCCTTGGCAAAAGCGTGGCTCGAATACCGGTTTGCTTTCCTTCCGCTCTATCGTAGTCTTGAAGACCTAACAATGGGTTTGATGGACGTATCCACCCGCCCTAAACGGCGAACAGCACATGGTAGTGCCAATTTTATTGACACTAACAGCGATAAGCAACTTATCGTTACATGGGAATCAGAGGCGGCCACTTCGGTCACCATTGAGGCACATGCTGGGATAATTTACGAAGTTTCCAATCCTTTAAACGACTGGAATTACAAGTACGGTTTGAGGTTCAAAGATATACCTGAGACTCTTTGGGCAGTTTTGCCCTTGAGCTTCATGGTAGACAGGGTTTACAATCTGACGCAAGCTTTGCGCGGGTTAGAATCTTTCATTGACCCCAATGTAACAATGCTCGGTGCGTGGACGTCCACTCGGACGACACGCTTGCAAACTCGCACCTGGTTAAGGGGCGTTTCTGCAATTATCGAGTCTGTACAGCTCGAAGCCACGGACACTACTGTCGAAGAGACAGAAACGTACGTGCGCGACGAGTGGGTGCCATCCTTTTCTGACCTTAAACCGGAATTCCGGGGTCGGGAGTTGGTGGACAGCGCTAGTAAAGTTATCGATCTTTTGACCTTACTTTGGTCGAACTTAAGATAACCATCAACAAGGAGGCTTTAATGCCTATTGAAAATGGAATACTCCCTCTGGGAGCCGTGTACACCCCTTCGGGTGGTTCAATCTTGGACATGATCTCGCTCGGAAGAACGAGTGACAGTCACAAGATTCTTTTGGATGAAGGTCTCGACTTGATCTTACGCAAGACTCTTCTTGTAACATCCAAAGCTCCTGTTCCGAACGCTTCGTCCCCTAACGGGTACACGCAGCAACGGACATCCCTGGTTTTCCACTTGCCGAAACTACTGGCAAACGGGAACTACACCAAAAATTCTCTGCGTATCGAGTTTTCATACGATCCAGAGACGACGTCATCCGAACGCGCTTTTGCACGTGAGATGATTAGTCATGTTGGTTTACAAGATGAGTTCAACGAACTCTTCTCGTCAGGGTCCCCGTCGTAGCGCCGGCTCGTAAAGAGTCGACGTCCCGTCCGTACGTGATCTTAGGCACATTGGCTATAGTTAGCCTTTTCTTGACTCTCTTCATTGAGGGTCGATGTGACTTTATCATTTCGGGTGGTATTACGTCGGAGCACAGCATTGCTAAGCCAAGGGATATTCCCTGAAGCCGGCGTGCTGTGAAATGCAAGCATTATTAATAAGTATGCTTAGCAGGAAGGAAGTCATCACCAATAAAGGAAATATCCAAAATGGTGAAACACACGGTAATTAAGAGAAAGCTCTTTAACCCTGACGACATCGCGACAGCGATTAGCCAGAAACTTAACCGCGATTTATCCGAGGCCACACAGATGTACGGCCATGGAAATTCGCTCCAACAGTTCTATCGTGAAGCCCAGAAAGAAAGTACCCTTAAAAAGTACGATCCTACTACTGGTAACGAGACGGAGTTAGAGGAACAGGCATTTCGTGCCTTCCTCGAAACTAACGCAAGGATCAACGTAGTTAACCTAGAATTTAGGCAACCGCGCGATATCCAAGCAAACCATCTCAGTCCCAATGAGCTATTGCTCAAACGAGCCCGTGCACTTGTGCATTGGACTTTAAGGGATATTACCTGGGGTGAATTAGCAAGCAACGTTACCCACTCGGGTGGCGTTACGAAAGGAGTGTCTTTTCAAGACACCTCTCTTGAAGCTAAGTTTACCTGGCCGATGACTGCTACTGAAGGAGCTGCAAATCTGTTTCGTCAATATTTGGTACATGACCCACGGTTGTGTGCCGCCGTCGAAGAACTCAACGGCCAAGAGCAGATTTTGCTCGGGATGTTTGACATTACAGATGCGTCGCGTGCTACGACCGTTCCAAAAACTGCATCTAAGCGGCGTATGATCGCTATCGAGCCCACACTGAATATGTTTTTTCAGCAAAGCTTAATGACGATTATGTATCAACGCCTCAAGGATGTTGGATTGGACGTAGAGAGTCTACCCATGAAACATCAGGATCTTGCACTGGATGGTTCGGTCACTGGCGCTTGCGCCACGATCGACTTCTCATCAGCGAGTGATTGTGTTTCAATAGAACTGCTGAGGTATCTTTTACCCAACAGGTGGTTCGAGTATATCACCAAGGTCCGCTGCCCGTCGATGGAAATCGCGGGAGAAACAGTAGACTTATCCATGGTGAGTACAATGGGCAACGCGGGAACGTTTCCGCTGGAGACTCTCGTATTTTGGGCTTTAGGCGTGGGTGCAGTTATGCAAAGAACACGGAGTAATCCTTTCTCGCTTCTCAGTTTACCTGAGGAAAGAGAGATGGTTTCTGTGTTCGGAGACGACTGTATCCTCCCCACTGAAGACGCGAAAGCCTTTATGGCGATTGCGGAATCGGTGGGATTCCTGGTGAATAAGGAGAAATCCTTTTATGATCCAGGGCCTGGGTTCCGAGAGAGTTGCGGAGGTGATTACCTCCGTGGTTCAAATGTGAGGCCTTTATTTATCAAGGCCCCCACGTCAACGAGACTAAGTGCTTTAGAGCCTTGGTTGTACATACAACTTAACAATCTCTTAAAGAAGTACATTATGTATTTCGGAGATCTAAAGTATGTGTATGATCAACATGCCCTTGAGTATATCTTCTCGTTGTTCGCTAAACACCGGCTAAAGGTTAAGCTGGTGCCCGGCGATTTCCCCGACGATTCTGGTCTTAAAACAACAGACTGGAAAAGGCTCCAAAACTGTTACAATGTCGTTTTCGACAAAGTGGCGGTCACAGAGCAGGGTTGGTGCGAGTTTCGTTACGTGCGCTTTGTCTACAAAGACAGTCGCGCGCGAGACGAGCACTTAAGGTTCGCTATTTGGCTTAAGAGACCCATTGTTCGTAATGAATGGTGGATCCCTGCGCCGAAGACGCTGAACCTCTTCCCCGTTAGGAGAAAAGGTGGTTACATCGTAGCGAAGGCACGAGCCCCGAATTGGGGTCTGTAGCCTTATTAAGAACAGACCGCTGCTGGCGGGGCCTAGGCCCCGCCAGCAGTAGTACTGTCGCCTTACCATGCAGAAGC